ATAAGAAAAAATGATAGAGATTTTCAAGTTGGAGATATAGTTGAATTAGAATATTATGACCCAAAAGAACCAGTAGTACAATTAGCATACAACTATAACCCTCCAATGATAATTACAACTGAAATTAAATACATTTTTAATGGAGGTAAATTCGGATTAGATGCTGATTATTGTGTAATGGCAATTGAAATTATTAACCAAACCAAATAAACCTATGAAAACATATACATTAGAACTATATTCAGGAAATAGAACCATTGAATATACAATTATCGCAGATTTTTATGAACCAAGCATGTGCGGTCATTACACATTCTTTACTCAAAATGAGGAAAGGAGAAAAAATACTGTAGTAGCATCATTCCCTATTTGTAGAACAGTAATAGCTAAAATAGACAACCAAAACAAATAAACCTATGAAAGTTGCACTAAAGTACACCTATTCATTATTTCAATATAGTGTATTACTACTTACCTATTCTGGTACTTTACTTATAGTATATAGTATGTTGGATATGGTATATGGTATATTATTTAATTAAATTAAATAACAATGGGAACAAGATTGAGAGTCACTTATGTAGCTATGGATGAGTATAAACCTATACTATCTGCTTCATCTTTTGATGCAATTAAAGAAGGCTTAGATGAGTATTATGGTGTAGATAAAGGACAAGCTAAATGCTTAGGATTTACACCATATGATACAAAATACCCTGATGATTATGAAGGACACTATTCTTATTCATATACAATGAAACGATATAATGAAGAAGTGACCAGTATAGATGTAGTTAAAGTGTATTGCGTTAACTATCACCCACACACAATTTATGAAATTTAAAACAAATAACAATGAAAAAACCAATACATAAGTACAACGGAGGCATGGGAGCTACTTTATGCCATCATTGCAGAGTTATAATAAATACTGGACTTACCGAAGATGTTTATTGTAAGGACTGCGCAGATAATAAGGTTGTATACCACAATAGGTATAGAGATAAGATAATCTTTGAGCATATTGGCAACGAGGTTACCATGATTGGAGGCTCATGGATGCGGTATGGCATAGCAGATGATGATAGCATTAACATGGTAGACCCTTCAGGTGGTCCTTACATTGAGATAGGTAATAACCTTAACAAATTTTGGCCAAGAGATGAATACCAAGACCTTATCATAGAATCCATTACTTTAAAGAATGAGGAAGGGGATACTACAAAAGTTGTATTTAAAATCAAATAAAGGTAGTAAAACTACTACCTTTGGCTTCATTTTGTTACCGACTTTGGCAATTTTTACCCTTACTTTATGTCACAATTTTTGTCACAAAATCATTATCTTTGCATAATGAAAAAATGTAGTAATTGTAATATTGTAAAAACTCTAGATGAGTTTTATAATTCAAAAAACGGGAAATTTGGCAAACATCATTACTGTAAAAATTGTTTATCAGAAAACAAAAAGAAGAACTATGATTATAATAAGTCAAAAAAAAGAGCATTAAAATATAAATACAATCTTACGGGAGAATGTTTAAATAAAATGTATTTATCGCAAGATAAAGAATGTGGTATATGCAAAAAACAATTTGATATATTATCAAAACATCATGGATTATATGTAGACCACTGTCATTCTACTGGAAAAGTTAGGGGATTATTATGTAGAAACTGTAATGCATTACTAGGGAATTGTAATGATAACATTGAAATATTATTATCATCTATCTCCTATTTAAAAAATATGTGACACTTTTGTACGTTCTGATGTACATAATTTGTCATAAAATGCACAATTTGATGTGCTTTTGTCCGGTATTGTACAAGTAAAATGCATGGATTTTCAGAAAATTTCATGCAAAAACAATAAAAAATGATAAAACTAATCCTTTTTGCCGCCTACCTTATTGCATTATTTTTCTTTGTGAGAGATATGTGCAAGGCTCCATTAGTAAAAATAGATGAAGATGATGTGTATTAGTGCTTAACGGGTAGCTGCTTTTTGTCTATGAATTTGTAGATAAACTCAGCTATGTGTCCTGATAACCATGCTCCAGCTTCATCATCTACAATACCTCTGTCACTTTTTATTACATTAACCATGTGATAATTTTCATGTGATAGGGTATTGTGGCTTAAATACTTTTGTTCTATAATCATGTAATAGACATCTATGTCTGGGGTGATAACTGTACCTTCTGCATCTCCTTCAAACATCTGCCCCATTTTATGCTTTTTGTATACCTTATTAGCTTCATTGATTAATGAATCTGTAATAATAAGTACCACTTTGCAACCATAGGTAGATATTTTCAATGTAGAAGTTAGTTTCATTAGTCCTCATTTATTAGTCTATTAATATACCAAACTGCCTTTTTTAAATCTTCCTTACCACCTTTTCGTTTCCACCTCCAAAGATACTTAATTGCGTTACCAGTAGCAAATGCTTCTTTACCATCTAATCCTTTAACTGCTTCTTCAATAGCATCTATACACTCTATATTACCGGCATTGTAATGTGCCGGATGGTCAACTTTTTCCATTATTAACATCATTTAAATACTTAAATTTCATACCATAGCATTGGTTTCTTTCTCCTATTAAAACCCTTCTTATTTCATTTATATATTTTATATTATAATTTTTCATTATATCTCTTGCGCAATCAAAAGTGCCTAATAAATTCATATTTAAATCATAGCAACATATAGGTCCTTTATAAGTAGAATGATTAACACCAGTTCTTTTTTGTGCAGCTATTGGCTGTTTTTTACCCTTTGTCCAAGTAGTTCGACCTTTTTGAGCTTCGGATATTTTGCTTTTGGTTGCATCAGATAATGGACCCCTTTTTTTCCCTTTTTGCATTTCACTCAAAAGACGTCTAGTTTCTTGTGTATGTTTTTTACCATAAAATGGATTTTTATCACCCTTAGTAGCAATTGATATTTTTTGTCTAGTTAAAAAAGAAGGATTAAAAGAACTATCACCTCCTCCAGAAAGATTTGCCAATATACCATCATTATTAGCTATACGACCATAAAATGATATAAATTCTATTTCCTTTTTCTTTGCTTCTTCAATGTCAATATCGTAGAATAATATCTCTACTTCAAATTCTGTCTTATTTGCTATTTTTTTCCAAATATTATTTCTCCCCTTTCTTGTCCTTGACCTTTTAAAATTATTATCAGTACCTATACCAATGTAAAAAGGTTCGTTTTTATCTAATCTAATATGTCTGTAAACGTATGCCATTAATGTAATTTACCATTCATTATTTGATAATTTCTGACAATAAAATCGCCATTATTTTCTACCATAATATGAGCAAACCCATGCTGTGCATTGCTTACTAGCGGACTATAATTGGGTCGCAATTCGCAAAGTGCCCCAGTTGACCAACAACCAATTACCTTGCCGTCTAAGTCCATCTCAGGATGGTAGCTAGCTCTATGCAAATGACCAACGATAACGCTCTGCTTTGCTCTTAAAAAGGCACCTCGTGCCGGACTTACAGGTACAAATATACCCTTGAAAATGTGATGCCCGTGAGTAATAGATAGCTTGCCTGCCTTAACCAAAACCGTATCATCAAGTATCTGAACCTTTTGCTCGTTAAGTCTTAGTCTTTCTTCTAAATGGAAATAAGGGTCATCCCATATCTCTCTTACCTTTTGTTCTAAGAACTTCTCCCAACGAACACAATGGTTCCCTTTTAACCAATATATAGAAGCATCAGGGAAAGCTGCTCTTAATTGAACCAAGAACTCTTTAGTAGCATCAAACTCCTGCTTGACACTCCTTTTCTTCATATCCTTTTCAAACCTACTTACTTGGCTATTATCTATTAAATCTCCATTAATAAATATGGTATTCACATTTTCTTTTTTACCATAATCTAAGGCTATTGTAATAGCATCTATATCGTGGTATGGAATATGCAAATCGGATATTAAAAGTATATTATCACATACTTTAGGTAGAATAAATGGTTCTCTTTTTTCCTGATGGCTTTCAGGTAAATTATACGGGTTTTTTGGTCTTTCTGGCATTTGTGTTATTGTTTTAAATTTTTTTAGATTGGCTCCCACCTTACCTTCTATGTACCTTAAAAATACTCTAGCATTCTCTACGTCCTTAAATGTAAGGTTATTTTCAGCATACATTATTCTAGCTAGTTTCAGGGTAGGCATATCCCACCCATACTCCTCTCTATACTGTCTTGCTATGTCTGATTTATTCATTATGCTTTAAAGTATAAGTCAGCTTCTGCTTTTCTTCTTCTTTCCAACCCAGCTAAAACTTTATTATTTGCACGTACCCATTTCATAAATTCTGCTCTGATTGTTTCATCAGAAGGATTAGCATTAACCTTTTTCAATAAAGTAGATGATTTTAAATTGCCAATACCAGCATTATATGCAAAACTTGTAAGAGCTGCAAATTGATTTTCATTTACTTCACTCTTTACTAATGGAACAACTTTATCAGAAAAGTCTTTTGCTATGATTTCAAACAATTCGTTTGCACGCTCTTGAGTAATTTTATCACCCGGCTTTACTTTTGTACCATCTTCATAGAAAGTATTTCC